CCCTCCGATAATAACGCGGGCGGGTTGTTATACAAGGCTTACAGCATGGTGAAAGGGGGTATCTTAATTGTTAAAAATAGTCCTTTATGAAAATTATTCAGTTAAATAGTCCTTTTATGAGCGGTTTATTAATACATCTATAAACTCTTTTTATGTTAAAACGATATATGTTATATATCATATAGTCGCTATAATATTTTGAAGTAAAATCAGTTACATTTCAAATCAAAACATAATAGCCTATTTTAATTTGAATAATAATCAAAAAAGGCCGTTTTTATCAAACATTGGAATATAACAAAAAGTAGTGAGCTTTTGTTTCTTTTTTGGAGCATAGAACCGATAGTTTTAACTTTAATATCCAAAAACATGAAAGAGCTAATCAAAGCCAAAATTGGCGACACTACTTAAAAAACTCCTTTAATCAAGCATTAGGCCAATAAGTCTAAGGTACGGGGACGTCGTACCATAATTTTATAAACCAATAATAATTAAAATACGCAATGGAAGAAAATACAATCAAGTTAAAAGAAGAACTGACATGTAATGCACAAAATATTCAAGTAAGCACAGAAACCAAAGCTTTTATCATTTTAAAAGCAAAATTAAATGATATGTACGGAAATATTTGTAACATTGCAGAAAATGAATTTTGCCTAACCGAAGAAAGTAACGTCTTAAAGAAGGCAGAAAAGGCATTTTCCGAACTGGACGATGTTATAATGGAACTAATACAGATATCCGTAAGGTCGGGCATCGAAGATAGCGAATACAAGAAAATATAAGCACCAAAATCACAAAAGCGGATGTAAAACCGAATGTCTCAATACAAATAAACCTGATAATCAACCAATTATCAGGTTTATTGTGGAGATGGAGAGATTCGAATATAAAATTCACATAAATACACCGCAATAAATATCTTCCACATTTACAGATGATTTTAATATATAATAATACGTCTAAATATATTTGAATGTGTTTTGACAAACCAAAAACCGGATGTAATTTTGGATGTAAATATAGCATTCGGATATGATAGACATTAAACGAAATATAACCTTTTATACAGAAAAAAGGAAAACAAAGGACGGGCAATCGATCACAGAAAATGTGCCAATAAATTGCAGGGTTAGGTATCGTGGCCATACAGTGGTGTTTTTTACCGGCTACAGGATTGACATGGCAAAGTTCGATAGCAACAGACAAATAGTAAAGGCGAGATGCTACAACAAGTTTGGGGAATCCTCTGCCGATATAAACGCATCACTTGAGAACATGAGATCAAAAATACAGGATATATTTCGTGAGTTTTCTTTAAAAGACACCATACCTACGCCATCCCAATTAAAAGACCTGTATAACGAAAAAGCAGGAAAGAAGGTAAAAGGTAGCTCCGTCAAAGGATTTTTTGATTATTACGTTGAGTTTATGGACACCGTTGGTAAAAATAATGCTTGGACGGTAGAAACGAAGAAAAAACATAAAGTCATATATAATATTGTACAAAGCTGGAACCCGAACATATCTTTTCAGGATCTCACCGAATCGAAATTACTGTCATTCCTCGAATATTGCAGAAACAAGAGAGGTGTCAGAAATACGACTTTGGCAAAGCACCTCTCTTTTTTGAAAAGATTTCTTTCATGGGCCGAGCAGAAAGGGTACAACACTAATCATTCCTATAAAGATTTCTCCCCGAAATTGAAAGGTGCTAAATTTGATTTTAAGAAAGTGATATATCTGACATGGGATGAACTTATGAGAATCTACAATATGGATATCCCTCAAAACAAATCCTATTTAATTCCATCAAGAGACACATTTTGTTTATGTTGCTTCACTGGCCTAAGGTATTCAGACGTTTATAAGCTAAAAAAGTCCGACATACACAATAACAAAATAGAGATAGTAACACAAAAAGATGTTGACAATATATCTATAGAGCTAAACAAATACAGTCTATCGATACTAAATAAATACAAAGATGAAAACTACAAAAACGACAAAGCTCTACCAGTACCGGTTAATCAGAGGTACAATCTGTATCTAAAAGAGATAGGCAAAATGGCCGAACTAAACGAAAAGATCACAGAAGTGTGGTATGAAGGGAATGAGAGAAAAGAAGAAGTTTTCTTAAAATACGAGAAATTAACAACTCATGTAGCCAGAAAGACTTTTGTCGTCAATGCTCTTACACTGGGAATACCCGCAACAGTCATCATGAGATGGACAGGACACTCCGATTTAAAAGCGATGAAGCCATACATGAAAATTGTTGATAAACTAAAAGAGGAAGAAATGAATAAATTCAATAACATTTAATCTCCCCAATATAGGGGTTCCAATGGTATTCAACTAAAGAACCCCCTATATTGTTAAATCACTTTGCCGATAAACACATAAGCACCCTATATATCCCATATACTTCACATAAGGGGACATCAAAGTCTGAATACTTTGGATCGGGATTCAAGGAATGGCATTTAATGTATCCTTCTTTATCACATCGGTGAATTTCTTTAACTATAACTCCATTTGGAGTATCCAGCACATACGCCTTTCCCCAGTCAATAAATATAGCAGGATTTATCTTTTTTATAAGTATTCGAGATCCGGATGGGTATTCTGGAGCCATACTTTCCCCATATACAGTTATACCGAAGTCCACATTCTCTATAGGAGAAATAATAGCTTCACAGTTTTGAAGCATTGCTCCGGGTTCTGAAAATCCCGTCAAAGAACCTCCCATTGCAGACATCGGAAGAAGATAGGTTATATAACCAGATTTTTCCTTCCCGGATGCTTCACCAGCAACATCTTGATCATAGCTTTCATTCAGCATGTTGCCTTTGCCTGTTATAAGCCAATCCCTATTCAACTCCGGGAACACGACTGATATTTTATCTATTGTACTCCTTCTGGTTCCATCACCCATTTTATAAACAGCTCCATTTGAAAGTCCAACTTTCCTCTCAAACACAGCTGTATCCAACCCTTTATGGATGATAAACTTCATTATCCTTTCCTTTATAGTCATAACACAAATTGTTAAATAAATACAATACAATAGATTTATCTGATAAAAGATAGATATTATATCAGACTTATCCTTATATTTGCAATGTGATAAGAAAATAACATCACAAACATACGGATTTTAAAATTAAAAAACAATATGACATTAAAAGAAAGATACGAGATGGCAAAAGCTGGTACTAAGCCTGATACACCGGGCGCAGCCTTCATTAAAGAACTTGCCAAAGTGACAAAAAAAAGTGAAATAGCCGTACGTCGGTGGGTGTCTAACGGGGCAAACTGGTGTGCTCCAGATGAACTAACACAATATGTACTGGCTAAACATTTCAAAACAACACCAGAGGATTTGTTCCCTAAAAATTAAAAGAATGATGGACGACATTTTAAACAAACCGGCATTTACGCTAACAGCAGGCGAATTAATAGATCTTGTAGTCGAAAGGATTCAGAACAATTTGCCTAAAGTACATAAAAAAGGAGAAGATCGAAAATATCTGCATTCTCTCGGTGAGTTAGCACTGTCATTAGGATGTAGTCTTACAACTGTAAACATCAAGAAAAAGCAAGGTGTATTTGGTGATGCTATTAAGCAGAATGGCAAAATGTTACAAATAGACGAAGAACTGGCAAGAGAAAGATTCTGGTCTTCCCGAAAGCGAAATTAAAACAGGGCATAAGCCGAAAGCGTTCGGCTGGTGAAGGAAAGCGTTCCTGACCGGGTTCGAATCCCGGATGCCCACAAAAACGTTCTTTGACATGGTTACAATGAAAGTCCTTGATCCTATCATAGGTTACACGTAAGAGGTATCGGGATAGCGACAAGGCGGTATAAGGCAAAATGGAGGGAGGAAAGATATTTCCAGCTCACGATGAAGTTTAATCGTTCTTTTCATCAAGTCTTATGCGACAATGCGAAAGAATTATAAAGCTGGAACATCCTTTAGGTGTTACGAGTCAAACGTTGGTTAACCTATCCAGTTTTCAAAATATAACCCGGCTTTGAAGGCGTGAAGCTGTCGATCGGATCGGCTGCCGGGTGCAAACGGATGACCACAGGTGATATGGCGTATGTGTATGGCCTTTTCGCATACGCCATATGTTGTTCAATACAACGTCATCCACTTTGTATTTTGCAATTAAATTTTTGGTTTTGGTTTATGCCTCTCTCGTCCGTGAGGATATAGCGAGGTGTCTTTTGGTATAAATGAAGAATTATATA